GTGTGCTCGGGAATGGAGTAGTCAACCGCTCACTGATTCGGTCTACGGAATCATATGCTTCACGCAGCTTGCTTACCGCAATGGCTCCGGTGAGGATCGGAAATGCTCCGGTCGTTATTGCCCGCAACGCGCCGGTGCGCGGATCACGAGCGAGCTGACGGGCCGTCAGACCTTCGAGCGCCATAAACGCCGATTGCAGGCGAAAGTCTTCAACCTTCAATTCGCCCGATTTCAGCATTTCCGTCACGCGCCGCTCAAAGCCGTTCGGATCGTTGCGGAAAAGCGACCGCCATTCTAGAACCGGAATAGCTCCATCTACGCCGAGTTCGCTGTCGCCGACCGTCGCCCAACTGCGCGGACCGAGAGTTGCGGCGAATTCATCCGCTCGCACATCCGCCCACTTGCGCGTGTTAGAGTTTCCGGCGATATCCGGCGGCGGTGGATTGCCCAGCGGCGCCGAGCGATTCGCCTTTTGCTTTCTCCACTCCGACCGCAGTTCGGCCGTCGCTTCTTCAAGCGATGCACCGCTTGCAATCAGATCGGCGGCCTTATCGGTGAGCCCTGTCACTTCGCCAACGGCCAGGATGCCCGTCGTGCGCTTGCGTTCCTGCGCCACAAGATCATCGGTGTCCGATGTATCAATTGCACGCGTTTCGACAACTTCAACATCGGGCGATTCCTTTTCCGGCGCGTCCGGTTTTGTGGTCTTTTCCTTTTGCTTTGCCATTGTCTGCCCTCGTTCTGAGTCCAAGTTATCCCGAGGCGCGCCTGTGGCCACGGGGTCCGTTGTTACGTTTGTATCGCCATCCGAATCGGCGGATCGTCCGGGGCCTACTGACGCATCGGCGGGTTCCGATACAAGTGATAGATGTATCGGCGTCCATCGTTTCACATCACGCACAAGCCCAGTTACTCCGAATTCGTTCTCACCGTCGTCGATCTCCTTGAAAGCATCGCGGTCATAGGTGTAACGTATCGACGCACCACGTAGGCTTTGTGACCGCACTCGCTCCAGGGCTAGCTCGCCGTCCTCCGTCTTATCAAACCCCACAGTCGCCCTCAGCTTGTTACCATCAACGCGCACGTCGGAGATCGGCCCCACAATCCGATTAGGATCGTGGTTGAACAGGAAAGAGCCTGACTTGCGCAGATACGTCAGGTTGACCGCCTTGCGGTTATGCCGCAACACTTCCCAGCCAAACCATTGACGCACCGGTTCGGCGCTGGAAAAGCTCATTTCCAGCGTACGACTTTCTTCGTCCAGTTCGGCACGATCTATCGCGAAGTGTCGATCGTATGATTCCGGTTTATCCGCCATTGATTTAGCTCCAGATGCTGGCTCGAAAAAACCTTTGATCTTGTTGTCCTTGATCCACTTGCGGGCCGCCGCCGCCGTCCATTTGTCTACAGGAAACCGCAACGCCTGTGGAATCGGGTTGTTTTTGGGCTTGCTGGCTCCCTTTAGCTTACCCCAGATAATCGCAATGCTGGTCGGCACTTTAACGTTTCCGAAGATCGTTCCACCATTCGTTCTCCGAAACGTCTTCGGGTCGAAGTCTGCCGGATCGCGCAGCCGACAAGAATGTTCATTCGGATATGGAATCGTCCTGATCCTCGTTTGGTGCCGCTACGACCGTTTCCGCTAGACCCAGTCGCTTCGCCAGGTCATTCTTGTATTTCTTTTCCGCCGCCAACTGATTCAGCGCTGTGCGCCAGTCCTGACCACGGTTGGCCCAGTATTCTTCTTCAGTGAGTAGGTCTGCATCATGGGCAAGCACGTCCGCCTTGGCTTCTTTCTCAGGATCGACGCGATGCCACCCACGGCCGCGCACTACACATCGTTGGAATGCCGACCGATTCCCGGCATACATGCCCGCCGGGACGTTAATCCGGCCCTCTATTACAGCCTCCTCATAGAACCAGCGGTATAGTGGTTTGCATACGGTAGTTGCCAGGCGGCGCTGAGCGATTCGCCAGCCGTCTTGTTCAACCAACCGCCCAGAACGTTCGGAGGAATAGCTCGCATCCGTACGGTCCATGCTCAGGTTCTCATAGCTGAGTCCGGTTCCACGTGCTACGGCTTGCAATACCGAGCGCATGAATCCATCATAGTTACTGTTCGGGTGCGAAGGTTGACCGAAGGTTACATCCTGGTTCTCACCTAGAATCCGAACTTTGCCCGGCTCCAGGTCTTTAATGGGATTGCCGCGGCTGTCCGAATCATCCTGGAACACATCCGCGAATGCGTCCGGGCTCTGCGTTTTAATGAAAGCACAGAACAGATTCTGCACCGTAGCGGCTACAAGCTCCAAGTCCTGATACTTGCGTTTCTTGCGGAGTAATGAAATACAGTTAGCCAGCCAGGGCACGCCGCGCGTCTGTCCGGGCCTCAACACCAGGTAGTAATGCAGCATGTCTTCGGCGAGAATGCGCACGGCGTTGTTGTCGCCCGTTACATGCACGCCGCCCGGATGATGTGGCACGATCCAATACGCCACGGGCTGCCCATCGCCGCCGATCTCCACGCCGTCTCTTATGTCGGCGCTTGTGCGCGGCATACCGGAAGCCAGCCTGTCCGGGTCGATTACCTCGACGGCGGTGGACCACTGCCCGGAAACCGGCTTCTTGCGTATCGCCCGGCGGATTAGTGATTCGCCACTCGCGGCTTCATCTCGCACGACGAGCCTTAGAATGTCGGTGAAGTCGTGGCGCTCTCCGATGTCACACTGGCGCCGCCAGTCGGCCCAGGCCAAGGCGGCCTGTTCGTTCAGCTGATTTGCCATGGATTCGGTTATGCCCAGGGCCGGATTCGGCAAGACGGCGGGAGTTACGATCACGCCTTCGCCCACGATGTTGTGTACGCGATGCTGCACCGCCCCCGCCGCGTGCGGATCGTTCTGGATCAGCTCGCGAACGTTGGCGATCAATGCCTGGCGGTCGCCATAGGGCAACTCGGCATCTGCCGATAGGATCGAGGTCAGCCACGAGCTAAGCCGGTTGCTTATGGCCCCCTCATAGCGGCGCAGGCCATTCGTCCGCGCCCGGGCTGCGGCCCGCCTATAGCCCCACATCGGAAAAGCGTAGCCAATCAGCTTATCCAGGCGGGTCAACGAGCCGTTCAGTCTGGCCTGATTCGGGGTCACGATACGGCGTCCCGTATGCGCACGCCCACCGAGCGCAGGCCACCCGCACGGGAACGTTGCTCCCAATACTCGCGAAACTCGGTTAGTTTGCCGATGTCCGCTCGGGTGAACGAGCGGTTGCCGATGCTGTAACTCTGGGCACCGCCTAGAATCGCGTATAAAGCATCGTCAATCGCCGTCAGCCATTCGGCGGCTGTGGTTGGCGTGGCCATAACATTCTCCGCGTCTGCCTTAGATTAGAGGCTCGCGGAGAATCTGGGCAAGTTATATGTGTTAGATGGATTCTATATAGAAAGGGTGGGCGATCTGAGTGATGTTAATCCTCGTGGACGATTTCGTAACCCGTGGCAAGCTGTCGTGCTTGTAATAGCCGCTTCCATCGGTGGGAACAGTTGGGGCAACTGAACCAGGCGAGCCGCCGATTCGGATTGTCTGCCAGCGTTGTACTCGTGATTATGATCGGCGTGCGGATGCTTTCTCTGCCAGCACCGCAATTCGGGCACCGCTCCACGTCGTAAACGTTCTGAGGCTGATACGGCGGCAAGGTATGTGTTCCGTCTACTGCTCCGCCGCCGGGCGTGAACCTCTCGTTGACCACGCGGACCGTGGCCTTGGCCTTTGCCTCCATCAGTCTACCTTTCTGTTTCAGCGTCCAGACGTGGCCGCATTCCGGGCAGCAGGCATCTTGTGAGCCTTCTTCCACCACCAGCGGGCGCAGGCTGGAGTAACCCTTGTTGCAACAGGGACACCACACTATAGCATCATTCAGCTTTCGGCTTTTCTTCTTCGTCGTCTTCTTGGCGCTCCGCGCCTTTCTTGCCACGGTCAATACTCCTAGATTCCCTGCCTTGCCTCTCGCAGAATGCTAGCCACTATCGCCCTGTCATCGTCGGTAACACCCATGCCCATAAGCGCGGGCTCCTCAGTGGGCACGGCCGCCGTCTTCGGGCGCATCGTGCGAAATAGACCACGTATCCCCGCCGCGCAACAGGCCATTGCCTCGCAATCGAACAGATGATTAGGCTTCCTGATTCGCTCCCAATGGGCTTTTATCAACTTGCCCTTTTTGATTTCGTCCTCTCGCCATTCTTCTGCGGTAAGGTGCTTGCCGTAATAGAACTCCATGTTCTGTGGCAAGGCGAAGTAGCCCGGATTGTTGCGGGAGATTCGCAGCAGCTTGTGCACCCGCAGCTTCCAGATGTCCGCGTTGGCGTCGCAACGCTTGACCCCGAATTCCTTTTGCATCCTGCGCTGAAACGGTGGCCCTCCTGACCAGCCTTTGTAGGCTATATACCGCATCTGTCCTTGCGCCCGCACCCACTTGTAAACGGCGTCGGTTTCATACCCGCTGTCGATCAATACAAGCGCGGGACTGTATGGCTCGAATACATCGGCCATGCGGTCTAGTGCCGGGCCTAGCGGCCCGTGGCGATCCAACACACCGTAAAGTATCAGCCAGGAAGACGTATCCGCCGCCCATCCGCGAAGAACGTAGTAAAGTACGCGGGCCTGTACGTCGATTCCGCCGGTGATGATGTGGACGCCTTCCGGTTTTTCGCCTTGCTCGTATCCCTCTTGGTGGGCCATAACCATACTATGCGTAACCTTGTCGGGTGCAGACGGCGTGTAAGGAATGACCATCGAAGAATGTTGAACGTTCAAGAGGGCCGATTCTTCGTCGCGGGCGTCGATGATCTCGGCCGCCAACTCTCCAAACGTCCGAAACGGCGAATACAGGGCATTGTAATGATATGACCGCGTGCCTACCTCGGGCCGGGCGTTGCTGGGCTTCCAGCGGCCCCGGCGCATCAATGTGGATTTCTCCGCGTCAACGATGTGGCGCTGGCAATGTGGGCATTCGTAATAGGTATTAATCCGGGCCTGGTCGGACCCCGCGTTGGGATCGTATCGCAGATCATCATAGCGGAATAAGAAAGGCTCACCGCATTCCGGGCACGGCATCCAGTATTGTCGCTGATCCCCGCGCAAGTACTGTTGCCAAATACGTCCCGTCTCGCTCGTTACCGTACAGGTAATGCCTACTTTGCGGATCGAAGAATAGGCATCCGTTCGGCGGATCAACAGTGATAGCGGGTCAGCCTCCTCTTTCAGACTCGGTTCGTACTTGTCAACCTCGTCGGCGAATGCCACCGGAAATGACCGGCTGGCGAGTGCGCCGATACTGTTCGCCCCGACCATTGTAAGACAGGCTCCGTTGGCAAAGTAATACTCGCCGCGCGAACCCTGTAGCTTCGTGGGTAGCATGTAATCGCGCAACGCCGGGCTGTCCTCGATGGCCGGTTTAATCCGCGTTCTCCAGATGTGAGTGCAGAGCGATTGTGTAACGATCATAAACACCACATCCCATGACAGATGCAGCAGATAGTACAGAAGCGGATTCAGCAGAGCGGCTTCGGTCTTGGAAGCCTGAGTCGGACCCACAACCACGACTTTCCAGACTGCCGGATCGAGATAGGCATCCATTATTTCGACGGCGTAGGGGCTTACATCGTTGTCCCAGTAGCCTTGGAGCGGACCGCGCGCAACGATCCGGTGGCGAGCAGCCCACTCACTAATTGAAAGCGGCTCGCGCATGCGGCACGCATCATCAAAACGAGACCACAACTCTGGACTGCTTGCCAGTGGACTAGTTGCTACTGTAGTCATCTATGCGTCGCATCCTGCAGCCTGCTTCACCTTCCGCCTGATCCGATCCAGCGACCGGGCAAGGTGCTTCTCCCACCATTCGGTGAGCACATCTGATTCAGCGCCCTTGGGTTGTCGTCCGGCCAGATCTCGCAAGTGCTCGAAT